CGGGCCGCCCTTGGTGGCGCCGCCGATGTACTTGTGGCCAACCGGATGCAGGCACCATTCGTGACGGTTGTGAAGGACTTCGCTGCCGCCGCCGTTGTTGGCCTTCGGGTCGCGGATGACCTCCACCGGAACACGGGGCGAGCCCGCGCCCATGCGCAGAGCGCCTTGACCGAACAGCCAGGTTTGAAACACGCCGGCGGTGTTGGGCATCGCATCGTCGACAACCACTTCGCGGCCGAGAAATGTCGGGATGCTGATCGCCAGGCCGTTAACGCTGTCCGACACGAAGTCGATCAGGTTGTTCTTCAGCGCTTTGGCGTAGACGACCGAGTGCATGCAGACCATGCCCAGGGAGTCCATGCTGTCGCCCATCGTCAATGTGGCATCGATGAACGCTTCGGCGCTGAAGTTGGTGACACCGTCGACAAACGAAACGCCGGAGGCATCGTACGTCAGATCGTAGCGGACGTGTTCCGTTCCGGCGGGAGCAGCGTCGTTGTCCGCAAAGACACCGGCCAGCACGGCGACGTAGGCGGCTTGCAAGCGACGCACCCAATAGTCGCCCACGCGGGTTGCAATCGCACCGAGCGGGTCGGAACCTGCCAGTGCCGACGCCAGATCAGCCGCCGACCAGGAACTGTTCCGGGACAGACGGATGGCAATCTCGTCCGCCGAGCCGATCTTGTTCGGCGTCGAATCGCCACCGGTATCCGAGGACACGTTGTCGGCATCGTCAGCGAGGTCCTTCCAGGACGGGGCGTTGACCGTCAGGCCACCGCCGGCAAGGAAGTTGCTGAGGAAGGCATCGCCGACCATCGCGCCGGAACGGATCAGGCGGGACTTCTGCTGCGTGATTTGCTGGATATAGGGGGCAAAGACTTCGGGGACAACGACGTCCGCAATTTGCGTGGTGGCCATGTAGAACTCCTGAGTAGAAGAAACAGGTTGCTGAGGTCCATGACCCGCAGAATGGATTGGTGCGGTGAGACAACATTGTCCTGCACGCAGTTGGCAATATACTGCACACACAGGATAATTGTTGGATAAAACTAAATTTCTTTCCTTGCAATTATCTCATCTAACTGATAAGCGATCCTTTATCGTGACAAGTGACGTCCGAGAACGTCACTTGTCTAAGTACACGAAGACGTGACTTACTTCTTGATCGGCCTCAGCCCTCCGACCGTAGTTCCGACCGCAGCCGCCATCTGTTCGGCTTTCTTCGGATCAGCTCGAACCATCGCCCCTTGTTCGGTCATGTTCCAGGTATCCGCTCCCCAAGGATTCACTCCGGAAAAGCCGGGCCCGCCACGTGAACCAGATCCGCCGCCGCCGATAGACGGAGGCCACCAGTGCCCTCGCTTCGGTTGCATTTCTTGCAGCCACGCCGCCGGGTCGATTCCCGGAGTACATCCGACCTTGTCCTTGGCCGTGACGGTAAGGTCGTCGTTGACCTCGAAGATGCGCTCGCCCAGGAGAATAGCGTCTTCGACTGCGCTGTCTAGCAACTTGGCCGCACGAGAGGCTGTGCGAATCGCATCGCTGACCACACGAGAGCGCTCCTTGCCGACGAGTTGCTCGTTGGCCGACTTCAATCCGTCGCGTTCCGCAATTGCCGCAGTGAGTTCGCGCTGAATCGGAGCTACCTTCGTAGTCAGACGCGCCGAGACGATACCTTCGATCTTGGTCTCGTCCAACTTGCCCGTCGCTGCCAATTCAAGCTCGGGGATCCTGGCCAATTCCGCAGCAACTTTGGCAGGGTCCATGCCCGCGAACTTCTCGAGTGCTTCCGTCGCCGTTCGCAACTTGATGCGATACCCGCCAGCCTCGGTCTTTACCGCAGCGAGTGCCGAAGCCGGCACCAGTCCCTCCACGCCCGTAAGAACATGCTTGCCGTCCTTTTCGGTGTAGAGGGAGCGAAACGGTTCTTCAACCGTCGATAGATCATCAACTTCTGCTTTCAAGGCCATTACATTTCTCCTGTCGCCATGCGACGTAGTTAAGCCAGGATCATACCTGGGCGGGTTTTGTCGGAGCAACCGGCGGTGTAACGATAGGAGGCTGCGCCCCCTTCAACGTCTGTTCTTCGACAATCTGTTTGAGTTCTTCCTCGAAAGTAAGATCCGTCATTCCGCGAACAAGCATGTTGCCGTGGATACTGCGCAGAGACATCGGGGAACCCTTGATACGGGCGTCCATAAGATCAGATAGATCCTTTGCCGTCATCAACCTGCTGAGGAACTCGATATTTGGTTCCACGCTAACCGTCTCGGGATCGAGGCCCATCCAAATTGCAATGTTCTGAAGAGCGAGCTGCAAACCAGCGGCGCCGGTTCTCGCAATAGTCATCAACGACGCAGTTTGGGCTGATATACGCGTCGTAAGAGCGTCTCCGCTCTCTTGCTTGCCCGCTTGCGGACTAACAAGTTGGCCAGCCTTCGTAGACGCCGCCATCTTGTCGTTTTCCAACGACGTCCTCTGCTCGGGCAGGCCGGTAGCACTTACGCCGATATATTTGGCGTCACCGCCAAGATTCACTTCGATAGTCGCTCCTGCGCCGACACGCTTGGCAGTATCCAGACCGACGATGTCCGTCGAATTGGCTGTAGGGGCTTCGCCGATAATCACCAAGGTGTCTTGACCCTGCATGAACAGACTTTGTCGATAGTCTGCTTCACCGCGATAGATTGCCAGACACAGACGCGCAAGCCCGAGCAACGGAGGATTGTCCGGTTCGGCAATGACGTCTTTGGTATTGACGAACGTGAAAGGAATGATCTTCAAGTCCCGACTGCGAAAAGACAGAATTTTCAATTCGGATTCAGAATATCCCGACGCTTCGAACGTTCCGGCAACATAGATTCCAGAAGCATTGGTTCTAAGAACACGATACTTCATCTTCAACGTCCAATTGAAGTCGGACGACAATTCATATCCGCTTTCGTCAAGGACGACAAGCTCGGTTACGTCCTTGCCAACATTATCGTGGCTGCTACTCCAATTGATAATGGATATAGTCGAATACAAGGCCAGATACGGCAGAGCTGCTGTGGTTACGCCCTCCGGCAAATCCGCAAGAAGACCCAATCGGCCGTAGACTAATTGCTGTTCGTGAATACGACGAAGTAATTGATCAAGGGTTTCGCCCTCACGAGACGCATTGTGCCGAAGTGGCTCCATTTGCGGAGGGAGTTTGATGACAGCCGGTTTCTGGTTAAGCATGCCAACCAAGGCTTCAACAGCATCGCTCACGTAATCCCAGAATACAGCGCGAAGCTTGTATCGTTCGTAGGCAGCGAGACCTTGCTGGCCGGTTTTCATGCCGTCAAGAACCATGGATGGAGTTGGAGGAAGATATTCGATACCGGCAAACTTGACAGCCCGTTCACCAGCGTAAGTATCCCTCATTAAACGCCAGTCGTCCAAAAGTTGAATATAGGACGGATGTTGGGAAGTAAGAGCCATGGTACCGTTCCTCTATGTTGTTCCAATAGTACGACCGAGTTTCGTGCGAAGAAGAACTGAAAGAATCTTGTACCGCACCTCGTCTCCAATATGGTCTTCGGATTCAGTATCTACATCATCTAGATCGTCTTCATCACGAGGTAGAACAGGAAATAGATCCAGAAAATGAGTACAAGTATTGAATACAAACAATCCCGGCTTTTCACGAGGTCCATTTTTCGGAGGGATTGCTTGGGCAAGAAATTTCCGAGTATTTTCCCATCCGGTTTTTCTTGATCCTGAACTCTTATCCGATCTCACCCATGTAACACCGGGCATCTTTTTCTGAACTCCGTCCACCATGATTAGAACGGGTCTTGACATTTCAGCGGCAATACTGTTTCCATTTTCCGTGTCCCAAATGCTATTATCAGCAGGACCAGGACGAACGCGGGAGTGGATACGTTGCTGTACTTGTCGCGTAACTATACCAGCAGCTATATCGTTTGCCAACATGCGCAAACCCTGATTAGTCTTACCGCTTGTTCCGTACCATTCAGTGATTCGATATAAATCGCCTCTGACCGTAGATTTGATCCTTCCATTGACCACGATATCGCAGCCGTCGCTCTCAGCCCACCAGCCCACACTGAACGGAGCGCTTGAACCATAGTCAAACGATCTATCAATTATCCAAGACTTTGGAATTGTAAACGGAACAACCGCATGGATCTGAGAATCCCAGACATCGTCAAACATGCCACCCGCTACGACATCCCAATCTCCTTGAAGCCAAGCTTTCCGCTTGTTCTTATCGGACATCGTTTCGAGTTCTGCAATGTACTCAGGCGCAAGATACTTGTTTTCTCGATAACTCCCAAAAAGATGAACCTGAGTTTTTATGACATCTTCACGTTTCTGTGTTTGCGGATTGAACACATTTACTGATCTGCTCACAATCTGTCCCATTGGAGCAGCGTTAATGAATCTCTTCTTGACCCAATTGTGGCCAGCGCCGTAAGGATTGCAGGTTGCAAAGACCTCCAATGGCATTTTCGGTAAAGGAATCTCAAGTCCGGTTTCTGCATCGAAGATATTACTGTGGAAATCTTCACTTCTAAATGAAGAACGATTGCATGACATCATGGCATCATACAATTCGTCGGTCGGATATTTCGTAAGCTCGTTCCAGCCGATCCAAGGAAATTCTTGACCGTGGTAAGACCAATAATCAGAAGCCTTTTTAACAGTACGAAATAGGAGCTCTTCGCCTGTCGGCCAGACCCATCGATAATCGGATTTACTACTTAGAAATCTAGCACCATCTTTGAATTCCGGAAACCAACGCATCGATTTCGAAACTAAGTCGTCAAGGTTCTTATATTCGCGATCGAAAATGACACCTCGCCAATGTCTGCCAAAACCTTGGCCAACCCATCGACGAAAGCGCATTAGCTGCGCGTCGGTTTTACCAGGACCTCGAGTACCGTGATAGAGCATGACGTGACCGCCATAGCTCATTGCTAACGTCTGTGATCCTTTAAGAGGTTGCCATACAATCGCCGGAGTTCCGGAAGCTGGCCTACCTAGAGGCGTGACCAGCATTAGGACCTCGCTTCTTCAACGAGCCTGGCCTGGGATTCGATAGCCACAGTTTGCCAATCGTTTAGATCGGCAATTGCCGGGACTTGCATGACTCCGCCGCGATATACTCCTTCAGGAGCTTTTTCGGGTTGGTCCATGCCATAAATAGCCGCCAATCGCGATAGAGCGGCAACTCGGGAAGCGCCGGACACAAGGGGGTTATGAGCTTCGCGGAGCAGCGCCGCGAGAATTTTCCTCTTGTGGCTTTGTTTCTCGTCTTGTTCAGACGTTGGTTCGGCAGTCTGCCTTGCGCTCAATTCTTTCCGAACGTAAGGTTCCTCCATGAACTTCTTGGCGTAATCGGAAGCAAACGAGGCCGCGAACCCGCATCGCATTGCAGCAGCGACCATATCGTAGTCGACAAGGTATTCGGCAATGAACAGATCACGCAGCGCTTTCTCTTGTTCCGTGAGGATAGTGCGGTCCATGCACGCCGAAGCCCAATTGAAATCATCAGAAGCCATGCTTCATACTCCAAAGCTGGTCATACCAGCAAATGTCCGAATGTACTGTTTATCTAACGGGCTCGGCTAGATAAAAGTAGTATCGATAAATTGCATTGGGCACAGTATGCACGCAATTTAAGACTTTGTCCTTGGATTATTAAATGTCCATTCCGTTCGGAAGTTCTCCTAAAGACAATTTACGATTCACCCAATGTTCAAACCAGAGTTGAAATGTGTCCCAATCAATTTCAACACGACTTGTAAACGAACTATACGAATTCGGATCTAGACCAGGCAGATGCAGAAAACCAGTTGTGACTACCCGCCAAGAACGATTATTCTGTCTATAGACCAATACCGGAAGTTCACAATTGGGCTTGGCTGCTGCAACGCACTGTCTCCACCAAGTGTTGATGGAAAGAGTTTCCTGGCGCTTGACCTCGAGGGACATTCCCATCGTGTGGCTGAGATCGTTGCCGCCTACAGCACTCTGATTCTGGTTACGCTGTACGCTAGTGGCAGCGGCGGCTATTTGAGCAGGGTCGAAGCCGGCTTCGCGTAAGCATTTCTGGATTATACTATTCAGAGCTTTCGCAATTTCACGTTCTCCGCCCGCACCTTTCTGTCGAATATTGATACGAGGTTTGTCAGGAAGGTTTGCAATAGCCGCCATCGCTCTGATTGTAGGGTTAGCGCTTACGGTAGCTGCTAGGGTAGGCCCGCCCGGGCAGGTACAGGGTTTCCAAGAAGGACAGACTATACAAGTTTCCATGGGGGGGGGGGGTACGGTATAATCAACCCATTTGCCGGGGCTGGTTCGGGGGTAGGGGCCGCTGGGCGCAGTTTAAGCTATACACCCGGTTGCGCACGCTACAGCCCCGCAGGGGGCCCTATAGCGTGCGCAATAATCTCTTGAACGCGAACTTACTGGCCGATCTTCAGAAAGCTTGGAGTAATTGGTCGATGCAACCTGAACTCAGATCCTGCCGCGTTACCAGCGCGAATCGTAGAATTCAGCATGCTGATCTTCGAGGCGCCTACCTTCGCCAAAGCTTTTCCGTAGTGGTCAGTCTTGACCAGGGTAGTTGCCGCCCGTTCGACATCTG